TTTTTTTTTTTTTTTTTTTTTTTTTTCCCGGATAGTAAACCTCCGATGGTACAACTCACACCCAATCAGTACATTACGACCAACATGACGTAAACCCTCGGAGCTACCCGATGGGAGGTCCGTCAACTTGATATTAGCCTCTTAACACTATTCATTTATTTATATATTTATGATTACGACACACAACTACACATATATCGCATTACCTCCATAAGACTTTGGAACTAATCACTGTCAGAAGAGGTGTCTGAATCAGGAACAACTTCAGAACAATCCATAGTCCCTTCAGTCTTGACAACATGCTCAGAACCGTCCTTTGCCGGGCGTGCAGTTATTGGGGCTTCGACACACGGTACTTTCAGTCCGTATGTACACATGCAGGAAGTGCACACCTCCGTGAACGTGAACTTATGCTGCATTCGGCAGTAGTTGTTGCGCAACAAACGCCTATGCAGTCGTATATACTTCTTGATATCACCAACGTGTGAACCACAAACAATGCAGCTCCAGCGAAAAGACAAGGCACGGCTAGCTGAGGAGGCATTTGTGCTATTACCAGGAAGGTATTGCACAACACGATTTGTGACGCTACCATTACACCAAGGACCACGTACCGCAAAAGAGTATACAAGCTTTCCATCAACCAAGACATGGATGTTCACAGTCGACAGAAGCGATCTACTCATTTATGGCACCAAAACCAACAAGGAACCACAATAAACCAAAATATAACAACTACAAGCCAAAAGACCCGAGATATTATATTACACACTACTTGAAAACCACCATAGATCGGACTAAGCCCAGCCATCATGATAGAATCATCTCTGTTCATCAAAACAAGAGCATCAGCGATCTTACCCATTTCCTTGATAGCTGCGGCAGAATCAAAACTAGGATGATTATAAACATTTAACGACGCTCTATTCAATTCCAAACCACCATACGGCATTGCACCAGCAACACCGGGTGGTGGTTCATGGCGTTGAACAGTGGACCATAAGAAAACCATAGTAACTACGACAATGCCACCATGGTCACACAGCACAATCTCACTCCAATCAATTCTTACAACAGCCACCATTGCAACGTTCACCACAATTACCGACAGAATTACAGCTTCTCAAGGCGAAGGCAACCAAAAGTATGACAGCAATGAATGCGACAAAATTGGAAGACATTTGCGGTTGAGAGGAACCATAAGCTCTATCGTTATTACAGTTGAATTTAGCTCGACGGGTTCCATCAGCATAGGACCCGCCGTTTGCAAAGGTAGGCACGCCGTAATCACCAGCGGAATGAGTTTTGTGCCGCGGAGTGGCCAGGACTAAACACACAGCTACACATACAACACCAATACAAATACAAATCGGAATAAACTTGTTAGGGCGAGCGGAAACATACTGTCCAGACATTATCTTGAATTACATAAAGTTTGCCCACTACATGAAGAATCCACCTCATAAGGATCGACGAATTCAGCATTGCAAAGCATGGACTTGAAGTAAGGTGTTGCCTGGATAATAAGAACCTCCTTGGCGCGAGAAAGGGCCACACAACGAATACTCTTATTGCAAAAAGGGGCAATGTCCTGTGGCTCCTCGAGAATGAGAGTAACTGCAGCAAACTCACACCCCTGAACTTTGGAAACAAGCTCGGCCGAAATACCACAATCATCAAGATTACTTTGGGTTTTCTCACTCAAACACAAGACTTTAGATTTGTCACGGATCATACCAAGCAGATCCTTAATCTCAAATTCACCAGATTGAGAAGACTTAGGTTCTATTTTCGTTCCCATGGCATTGTTATAAGCCTCCCCGATAGCCTGAGGCATGCGATGGCTAGCATGACTTTCAGCAAGAACCGGAAAGTTATAATACACAAATGAGCCAGGACGATAATGCATACCCTGCTGGGGATCGCCGAACATAAGAATATTCTTGACCCTCAGTAAAGCAGACAACATAAGAACCTCACACACATGAACCTTGGTGAATTCGTCGATAAGGATAGTTTCATATTTGGCAAACTCAACAGGTCTTGAAAACAAATCATCAATGAGAAAGGCATTCGGATTTCCGGAATAAACATTTTTCAGGAGTGTGGAATTTGGAACAGCAATGACAACACGAGAAGCCTTAGACATAACCGCCTTAATCAGAGTAGTCTTTCCCGCACCGGGAGCACCGACACAAACCCCAACACGAGCATTATATTCCTTAGTCATCCCGTTCACATTCTCCAATTTAATGGCAGCGACATCACCTTTCTCTTTGCAACCCTTAGCAACCTCGTTTTCAAGAAGATCGGTTAAATTACTTATAGCTTTGCTCTTCTCCAAGCTGTCAAAGTTGACGACATGGGGAGGGACATCGTTCCAAGTAAAACCGGCCTCTCGAGCGCAAGTTTCAAAGATGGCGAAGACATCGGTGGGATGTTCGCGTGCCCATTCAGACGTCATGCTGCAGGACCGAAATTGATAGGCGTTAACCTTACCAACTGCGAATTGCTATTACCAATTTTATCAGAAACTGAATTATTCGCAGTCAGTGGATTGGGACGCCCAGATACAGAAGATCCTGTACCARTATTTTGAACACCACGCATTGACGAACCACCRGGAATGGTTTCCAATGAAACAGACCTTTGGCGTGCAACTGAGCCGCCAGCCGAACCTGATTGAGAATTTCCGCTTGAAATTGATTGAGACCTCAAACCCTGAAACCCACGGGGGCCGGAACTAGGATTGGGACCACGTGAGAATCTAGGCATCTTTAAACCACCAGCACCTCTCATAGCACCGTAGAAAAGGGCTCCACTAGCAACAGAACCAGCGGTCTGAAGGCCAACTTGGCCCCAGCGTTCGCCGGCTGTGCTACCCATGGAGATTTCACGCTCACGCAGTTCGATCTGTTGCTTATTGAAGGCTTCCTGGGCGGCCGCAGTCCTATCTCCTTGCTCTCGGATGAAGGTGTCCTGCCTAAGCATCAGCTGATACTCCCGGTCAGCCTTCTCACGTTCGAAAGCCAACCTTTCCGCATCAAACCGACGCCGCTCCTCAAGATCCCGAGTGATGCGTTCACTCTCAAGTCGAAGACGTTCTTTCTCCAAATCCAACATTCGGCTCTCGTAGTCCGAAATCCCAGAAAGTGAACGTCCCGCCACATCTTCACCAATAGGATCAACCGACTCAGCATGAACAAATTGCTCTTGCTGAATCGGGAGAAGTCCAATGGGTTCATATATGTCGGGAGCGTCCCCAAGGGTATACCCGTCTGGTTCCAAAACCAAATCGTTGCAGTTGGATGACAGAGCCTTACTAATCTCGTCTCGAGCGAAATAGGAGACAACTTCGTCACATTCGTCCAGAGAAAAATCCATGGCGACCATAAACCTTCGCAAAGTAACTTCCCAATCTGCGGCCTGTTTTGTACGGCCCTCTGCACGTTGAGCTGGTGGTTCGCTGAGTTCAGTCTTGGTTGAACCACAAGAAAAGGTATCAAGTTCTGAAGGGGTATAAGGAACATGATAACGTGGTGGACGTCGACGTCTAGGGAGGTAACCAATGATTTTATTTGCACACTGTCGCAATTGTCTGCGATAATACCAACCTAAAGGAAAACCAGCCCCGACACATAAAGCCAGCATAACAGCAAGAAATATTTCGGGATTCCATGTTTTGTGACTAGGTGCTAACCTGGGAGCCGGTTGTAGATTATTACCATCCTGTTTCAGTTTCTTACGCCGTTCCGTTTCCTCTGCTATCCAATCATAACTAGGCAAATCAAATTCATTCCAAGGCGCAGGAGTTTGAATCGGTTGTCCATGCTTAAAGGGAGGAAGATTCCATTCGGGACCGTACCCTGGGTACATGTCCTGTGATTGGGCAGCTGCAACCAGATCACTGAGTGCCGCTGCCCCGTACCCCTATGCTTCCGCTGGCGAACGACCTGGACGGTCGTCAACCCACTTAAGCCTGTACTGAGTTTCAAATTTCCTACGATTCCATAGATTGCCTGGGGAACCAAGAAGTTCTTCAAAACGTCTAAGAGCTTGATGAAGTTGATATTTTCCAATGATAATATTGTCCTTATCAGTTTTGGCGTCGGATGATGAATTGATAGCCCCGTCCCTCCTAACATTAACAGCGGAATTAACAGCGTTGTCTTTATCAGTGCAAACTTCAATAGCTGCCAACACTTGTTTGAAAACATTGTCGCTTAGGTTGACGTAAGTATGGGTACACCCCTTTTCAGTGATATGATGGGGAAATCTGTAATAAGGTGCCACAAAGGGATCCTCAGTATTATGGCGGTCACCCAAAGATAAAATTGCTGCTTTGATTTCCCCCAAAGATGGGGCAACAGATAAGTCGGATACACGTGCTGTTCGCACGGCAGACATAGCCTCAGACGTTCTAACCCACCTAGAATAGGAAAGAACGTCATGAGTGTCTGTCCAATCTGGATAACTCATCTCGACAAGATGATATTATGATAAAGTTTGAGAAATAACACCAGATAGTTATTCGAAAAATCTTACGGTGGACACCCGCACGCTTCTGACAACCAAATTTAAGGGAGGTGTCGGTGAAGAATGGTGCCACGGCCAGATATCGATTAACTAACGTAGGTGGAATTCGTCAGTAGTGATA